GATGGAAAGAATTGTCAAGATCCTGTTATTATGGGAACATTAGGAGGATATCCGTTAGAAGTCGCAAGGAATGACGGTTTTAACGACCCTAGTAAAAAATTCCCAAGAGAGGAGAATTTAAAAGAACCAGATACAAATAGACGTGCAGTTGTAGACTTTGAAGATCCTGTTGATGGTGAGTTTTGGTCCAGTAAAACTACTCAGTTGGACGACGAACACGAACCAGAAGGAGATGAAGAGGTTTTACGTGAACGAGATATGGAAGTTCAAATAGCAAGTGCTGGAGATTTATCAAAGACTGCACTACCTTGGGACGAACCAGAAAACCCTTTTGCGGCAGAGTATCCATTTAACCATGTTCGTGAAAGTGAAAGTGGTCATGTCGAAGAATGGGATGATACACCAGATGCAGAAAGGTTAATGAAATGGCACAAGTCTGGAACGTTTGAAGAGATTCACCCAGACGGAACAAAGGTGACTAAAGTGTCTAAAGATAACTATACTATTTTAGCTGGCGACGACTTTGTTCACGTCAAACAAAAAACAGTAGATGGTTATGTGGTAGGCGGGAATGTTCACGTCACGGTGGACGGGAATGTCAACTTAAAAGTTGGTGGTATTTATAATGTTGAAGTGATAGGAGATTATAATATATTTGTACACGGAAATTGGAACGTTGACGTTCTAGGTAATACAGATATTATGACAGCAGGTACTAAAATGGACGAGTCGGCTTCGACTCATACTATTAAGGGTGCTATTATTCATCTAAATCCATAGGAGTATAGTCATGGGAATTTTTAACAATGTCAATGATGCAATGGGGCAAGTTGGTGGTTTATTAAACTCACCAGCAATGACTTCCGTCAATAGACTGCAAGACGCAGCGACAAGTTTAAATATGACTGTTAATTTAGACCAAAATGTTCTTGAAGCTGGGTTTCCTGGTTATGGAAATCAATTCTATCAACAATTACAAGAAGTACAAAATCTATCAGATGCTTTCGATGAGTGTGGTAATTACGCCCAGGATGCAATTCAAGCATCTACTGAAGATTATATTAAGAATACTGGTATTCAAGAAGCTGGTAGGGACTTAGCAAATACCTTGGGTCAATATAGCGATGAAGTAGATTGTCTTGCGGGTTTTGCGACCTTGTTTGATTCTAAAGGAATTCTCGATGACGTATTAGGACTTGGTGATTTACCTCAAATACAATCTCGTATTCAACAAATTGTTCTAGACATAACAGACCCATCTAAACTTGCTAATATGATTACTAATCTAGATGCCGTTCAGGGTTTACTTGAACCATTCAATGATTTTTGTACTGGCATGAAAGACGCATTTAACCAATTAGTTGCTAAAGATTTAGCAGCTTTGAATGCCATATTAAATAAATTAGCACAGTGGGCAGCCTTTGCTAATCTAGCCACGGGAGACCCTTGTGCTTTAGTTAATAATAAACAAATGTTCAATAGTGTCACAGATCCAGTAATGGACGATATTATAGATTTATACGAGGGAGTTATTGGTGGTGGTGATCTAGGTGATATTGTCGGTGATATATTTTCCCCAGATACATCAACGGCTCTAGTCGGTGGTAACCAATTAGTTCCACAATACAAACAAGCATCAGGAACAGTTATTCCATTCGAAACTTACTTTTCTTCATTAGGAACAAGTGTATCTGGAAATCAAACAAGTATTGATATCGTAGGTGCTACAGTTGTTACAAAAGAATGGGACCCTATTGCCAATTCCTGGGTAGAAGTAGAAGGAGAAGTTTCAACCGACGGTGTGACTGGATTAGATTCAATCGCACTCGGGTTTGAGTCAGTGATAGAGCAAATAACAGAAGTATTTTCGGGGGTGGCAGAGGCAGTAGCAGCTGGCATGGGAAATCCGGATAATGCATTTAATCCTGTTTTGGATAATTTTAAAAAGGTCAAAGAAACTATTGAATTTAAAGCTCTAATGGAGCACAAAGATGGAATTAAACAATTTAAAGTTGGTTCTTGTTCTGGAGGAGATACGTTATCTAATATGTCAGAAGAAGAATGTTTAAATAATAACGGCATATGGCATGATAGTTCATATACTACGTCTAGTTCTGAAGTTTCAGGACTTAGTAAGGTTTCTGGCTACGATTCCGTAACGGAAATAAAAACTGGAACTAGTAGTAGTGTTGTTAAATATCAACCAGCAGAGAAACAAGAACCAACTAGTTTTGGTTCTGGTGCAGATGCTCCGAGGGTAAAAACAAAAATATTAGGTAAAGTGAAAGCAATCGTAGAACAAGGTTCTATTCCTACTGCTGTTGGAAAAGATGTGGAAGCTCCTGGCACTAGTGCTAAAGCCAGTTCTCCTGAGATAAATAAAGAAAGGATGTACAATATTCCTACTCAGTTCGATAAACACGTTTCAGGAGCAAAGATTCAGTCTCCAGGGACAACTTCTTCGTTTGAGTCTTCTATAACACGATTTGATAAAAATATAGACGTCATTAATGCTGCAAGAGAAAGTGGAGATTATTCTAAGATTACCGTTTGTAGATGTACAGGAAACGTAAATTATGCGGATAAATCAAGTTGCGAATCAAACGGAGGAACTTGGAAATGTCAAATAGGAACTACCGACGCAGGGTTAGTTGCACAACAGGTAATAACTAGCAATATGATAAGAGCAAATAAAAATATTGAATTAAGTTCTGTATTACCAACTAAAAAAGCATTTGTGGGGATAACGTAATGCCAGGCTCTGTAAGGTTAGGGGACGTATGTACTGGGCATGGGTGTTTCGGTTCTAGGGGAAATATATCTGCTAGTGGTAATGTTTTGATAAATAGTAGGGGAGCACATAGAGTTGGTGATGCTTGGTCTTCCCATGGTTGTTCGGTATGTCCTCCCCATGGGTCGTCTCAGGCTTCGGGTAGTCCTACTGTATTTGTTAATAGTAAACAATTAGCGAGAATAGGAGATTCTATCGGTTGCGGTAGTATGAATTCTTCAGGTTCTGGTAATGTAATCACCAATGGATAGTATAAATATATAATAAAGGGATTATTATGCCTCAACCGATACGAACACAAATTAATAGAAAATACTCAGATATCGACTTGGATATGCTGGTTCATCCGCATACCAATGATATTGTTGGTCGTTATGACGATTCTGCTATTAATGGTTCTATTATGAATATAATAAAGACCAAAAGGGGAGAAAGGGTGTTTAACCCAGATTTTGGTTCTGACGTATATTCTTCGTTATTTGAACCAATGTCGTCAGTAACAAGAATAACGTTAGAAGCAAAGATTGAAAACGCAATAAATACACAAGAACCTAGAGCCGATTTACAATCTGTTACAGTGAGAGCAGTTCCAGGTGAGAATAGGTATGCAGTATGGATTGTGTATATTCCTATTAACGAACAAGAAATCGTCGAATTAGATTTCTTTTTAGATAGATTAAGATAAAGGTGTAATATGGCATTAGATAAACAATTAAATATCTCAGATTTAGAATTTGATAAAGTTAAAGGTAATATTAAGGATTTTTTAAGAGGACAAGATACTTTTACAGATTTTGACTTTGAGGGTTCTGGTATGTCTGTTATGCTAGATGTTATGGCATACACAACTCATTACATGGGTTTCCACGCAAATATGGCAATCAATGAATCTTTCTTAGATACTGCTACACTAAGAAACTCAGTTGTATCTCACGCAAAGTCTCTGGGATATATCCCAAAATCTATTACTTCATCTGAGGCAATTATTAAATTAACATTTGATACTTCTGGTTTAGATCCTGACTATATTTCTATAGAAAGAGGTACTGTATTTACATCAACTATTAATGGAAACTCATATCAATTTACTTCTCTAGACACCGTAAACATATTCTCAGACGATGCTGGAGAGTTTACTGGAGAACTTACTGTAACTCAAGGGCAGATTAAAGCACTAGAATGGGTTTATGATAAGTCTCAAGAGCATCAGCAATTTTTTGTTTACGATAAGGGATGCGATAGAGCAACATTATCGTTGTCTATAGACGGAACTCCTTGGATAAATAATCAATTTTTATCAGAATCCAGACCAGATTCTAAAATATTTTTCTTCCAGGAAGGATTAGACGCTATTACAGAAATTTATTTTGGTAATGATATTTTCGGTTCTATTCCTAGAGATGGGACTGTGGTTAATGTTGAATATTTATCCACTAAAGGAACACCTGCTAATTATACTTCTACTGTACGCTCTCAAGTATTTTCATTAGATTCTGTAATTGACGGTTCTTATGATTCAGATAGGGTTATAATAGAAACTATTAATATATCATCATTAGGTACTGAGTTAGAAACTATTGAATCTATCAGACAAACTGCTCCTAAGTCATATGAAAGACAAAACCGTGCTGTAACTGCTGAAGATTATAAGACTATTCTTTTAGAAAAATATCCAAATATTGATTCTATTTCAGTATGGGGTGGTGAAGATAATGATCCACCTCAATATGGTGCTGTATTTATTTCAATTAAACCTAAATACGGATTAGAATTATCCCCACTTACTAAACAAAGATTAACAGACGATATCCTTTCAAAGTATAATATTCTTGCCGTTAATCCAATTATCGTAGCACCTGAATATACGTATATTGATATAAACACTACGGTTAAATACGACCCATTGGTATCATCAATTACTTCAGGAAGCATACAAACTATTATTATAGAAAATGTTAAAAGTTTCTTTTCAGACGAAATTAATCAATTTAAAGTTAATATGCGATTCTCGAAATTATCTCAAACTATTGATAATTCGGACATTTCAATTAGCAATAATTTAACCACGTTAAAGATTTATAAAAAATTCTATACTCAGAATTCAAATACTGTAGGAAACTATATCTTTAAGTTTAACAATGAAGTAAAACCAGGAACGGCAATTTCATCTGTTTTTGGTTCTTCTGTTTCTGGTACTCAGATGGCATTATTAGACGACGGACAAGGTAATATTCTTCTATACGATATAATCTCAGAGGGGTTTATTAATACAGCTCAAGGAACTGTAGATTATGAAAACGGAATAATCGAGTTAAATGGTTTTAATCCAATATTAGATATTAATACTGTAATAAGTTTGTACGTAGAACCTAAATCAAATGACATATCTACATCACGGAATAACCTTTTGGTACTAAATAGTACCAACGTTAAATTAGAAACAATATCTAACTAATTAGGGTAGGTTATGAGTAATAGCAAATTCACTGAAAATCCAGCGAAGTTCCTTTCGGTATTCGTCGAACGAATGGTTCCGGATTACGTTCGTGAGGACCATCCTAAATTTATAGAATTTATCAAAGGTTATTTCGAATACCTAGAAAGGGAAACTGGAATTAATGGCGAATTGGGTGAATATACTCAAATATCAGACTTACTTAAAAACATAGATATTGATCATGCTTTGGATCAATTTATACCAGAGTTTGAAAAACAGTATTTGGGTAACATACCTCATAATACGATAGACCCATCAATAATACAAACAGATAAATCTTTTCTTGCTAAGAACATTAAAGATACTTATAAAGAAAAAGGTACTGTAAAGGGTATTGACTTTTTATTTAGAAGAGAATTTAATACAGATGCAGATATTATTTATCCTAAAGAATTTATGTGGAAAGCATCTAATTCAAAGTGGCATGAACCACAATGGATTAATATAGATGGGACTGCTGCGAATACTGTATTATTCTACAACAAAAAGATTATTGGTCAAACTTCGGGCGCAACAGCATTTGTTGATACTGAAGAGGGTATTACATTATCAGACTCTACACAATTACTATTAACAGAAGTCAATGGTAATTTCCTTCAAGGTGAGGTTATTTTAGAAGATGTTGGAACATCTGGTAATACACCAACCACTGCAACTATCACTTCTGAAGGAATACGTTCTGACGGTGAGTGTGCTATTAATGGTGCTAAGTGGAACGAAACTTGGATTAATATTACTGGTCCTAGAGTAGAAATAAAACACGCAACAGATAATACAATTACAGGTGTTACTTCTGGGGCATATGCTAAAGTTGGTGTTGAAAATATTAACTGGACTAAATTTGACCTTACAGACATACAAGGTGAATTTATCGTTGGGGAAGAAGTATTTAATACTTCTGCTTTAAACTATGATCCAAACCCTACTGTTAGTTTTTGTTCTTCAAATAACGAATGGCCATTAGGTTCATTCTTAACGGAACGTGATTGTATGGATGCTATGCATCCAGATGCAGCCGACCCAACTTCAGACCATTATGGGGAAAGTGCACATTTATTTTGGTTTCCGTTCTTAACAGTAACAAAGGGAATACAAACAGTACAAGATTCATTGTCTGTGGGTACGTCTAGACCAACTTCACGAGAAGAATGTATTGCTTTAGAAGATGGCACTCAACCTTTAGTAAAAACGGCACTTTGGATTCCAAACGGAGAGTGGTTAGACTCTACTGCGTTTATTTCATCTGACCGTAAGATGCAGGATAATGATTATTACCAAGACTTTTCTTATGTAATTAAATCAGATGTTCCTATTCAAGCATACCGTGAAGTATTAAAGAAATTAGTTCACCCAGTAGGACTTAAATTATTTGCTGAGTTTGCTTTCAATTCTTCTGTAGATATGACGGTTGAAATTCCTACAGACTACGTTAAATTACAAATTTTCTTATTCTCTTATCTTGATGTTGCTATGGACATCTGGGATCAAGAGAGTGAACAGCATGGTACATTAGGACACGCACACGAAGGATTCGGTGTATTCTTAGAAACTGGATTTGAAGAGTATGTCATCGAAATGATGTCCCGTCTAGAAAATACAGGTTCTCTAATCCCAGCAGATGATTGGGGTAAGCCATCAGATCACTTTTCTGTTGAAATGCAAACACAAGATGCAATTGCTATTGGTACAAGGGTTAAAGAAAAGCAATGGATAGTGGCATGGATGAATGCCAATATTAGAAACACTATTGACGCATACCCAGAAACTACGATGCTTATGTTTACTAAGCAACTTAGAGTACTACCTATTGATGAATTTCCACCATCAGTTTCTGAATTACTGATTGTTGATGGTTTAGATAATACCACTGACGGTAGAATGGTTTCTTGTGATATTTGGGAACTTGGTGTATTCAAGGCAATGCGCAGAGTTCTTGAGTATATGGATTCATTCATGCCTGAAGCAGAATATGCTTATGAAAAGTCGTATGAATATTTTGAGTCAAATAGAGAATCAGGAAGAATCCAAAACATTTATGGTAAAACTAATGATGTAATTGACTCTGTTCATATTGGTGCTTTTGACTCTTCCGACGGACTCCGTATTCACTCACACGGTAAAGAGGACGGATTTGCACCATTAATGGAAACAGTTGTTACTAAAGGATTAGAATTACCTCAAATGGACGTTGGTGCTTCGGCATTCCACGTTCACTACTTTGACGAAACACCGATTCCAAACTTAATAGTACACGGTAAAGAAGTCACTGCTAGAGGAATCAATTATTCTGAAGCACGTGCATTGATAGACAGAGAGTATTTTGAAATTCCACATATGCATGGTGCTAACCTATTATGTGGTGGCATTATGACACCTCCTCTATGGGGAGATTGGGTAGACTCACAACAAGACCCACGCTATAACGGATATGGAGAATGTTTCAATTCTGCATATGATAATCCAACAGACTGTATAGCTGCATATGGAGGCAATCCAATGTTCTGGATGCCACCAATGTGTTCTAATATGTCTAATATGTCACAAACAGTTTGCGAAGGAATGAGTGATACGTGGGTTCAGGGTACTAATGGTGTATTAGTTGCTCATGATGGTGATATAGTAAATAACGCAGACCTTGTAACTTATGATTCTGGTAGTACATGGAACCCTGCTATTGTAGGCGTATTATCTCAGATTTTACTAAATTCACTTTCAGAAACTCTTTATACAATTGCAGTAGTGGACCACGGTCTACTCCATGACGGTATTTCTTATCAAGACGATTTAGATGGTTGGTTAGCATTTGGTATGGGCATGCATTATGTTCCCGCATTACATGATTGGTTGAACGAAGATGTTGAATATCCTGCTGGAGTTATTTCTCCAAGATGGGATATGGATAGAAACGGCACTACTCATACAGATAATAACGATTTTGATACTTGGTACTATGGTTTGGTGCAAGGCACTACTTCCTTAGATGCTACTAGTGACGAATTTATATGGCAACATATAGTCCCAGTTGTAGCTGCTTCTTTCTCAAACAATGAATGGGCCGCCGGAACGATGAGTTATTGCTTATCGTCAGAAGCATCTTGTAATGCTGTTGGACATTCTTGGGGTTATTTCACCCTTGAGTCTTTACCACCGATGAAAGGTCACACTTCTTACTTTGTTAAAGACCAAGTTGTTGATTATCAAAGAGGTCGTACTGCGGATCCATTAACAAGAGAACAAGCAAGACAACTAATTGATGGTGATATTTCATCAGTAACATTATACGATTGCATTGGTTATTTAGATGACGGGCAAGTTCAGTTAGACGAATATGGTGTTACTAAAGGCGGAACTATTACTAATATCCGAGGCGAGATAACATCTGGTCACTATCACGAATACTCAGTAACTTACGATTCTGATTGGGAAACCAAACAAGATTGGCGTGGTGTTGATATGACACACGGTTTTGTATATACTCCAATTGTGACTTGGTTATGTTTCAACTATCGACCAGATTTACCTGTTGATGGAACTATTATGGGTGGTATGGATTTCTTAGGAAATCAATGGCCACAAAATGTATTCTTTGAAGTTTCAGATGAATATGTTGGTGGTTTCTTAAACAACCCTGATATTACATTACAACACAATCAGCAATGGCCAGCAGATTTAAATCCTAACGTAGACTTTGTAGAATTATACTCATCTAACTTTGTTCAAGAAGTTCCAGGTGTTGGAGATAGTGGCGACTTAATCGGTGTAGAGAAATTAGGTGTTGGTACAGATATTGCTACGATAGAAGCATTCCCATCATCAGTTCAAGCAGATACAGTTGCTATTATTGATATGTCTGGTTACATTTTCTTAATGAATGAGAATACTGGTACACAGACATTGTTTATGGACTTAGAAACATTACAACATGATATTGGTCTAGGTTCATTTATGAACTATGACGAACGTGGTGTATTAGGTTTAGCATTCCACCCAGACTATTCTAACAATGGTAAATTCTACGTTTACTATATGACTGAACAAGGTGGTGGTACAGGTGCTTGGGGATTCCCACTTTCATCGTCTGTAATTTCTGAATTCACAGCAGATATTGGAAAACTAACTGCTAATATTTCAACAGAACGAATTTTGATGACTGTTCCTCAACCTGATTTTAACCACAATGGTGGTGAATTAGCATTTGGTCCAGATGGTATGTTATACATTGGATTAGGTGATGGTGGTTCTGCTGGCGATACTTCATGGGCAACTGGTCATGGTGGACATGGTCCATATGGTAATGCTCAAAATCCATCAAACTTATTAGGTAATATTTTAAGAGTTAATGTAACTCCAGAAGAATCAAACGTTCCTCCACTTAACACCCCTGCAACATATGGACCAGACAACATTATTAGTAATGATGTAGGACTAGCCGTTAGTGGTTTACTTTTGGCAATGGCATATGTGTATGACGGAACTTACTCTACTGTTGCTGAGGCGATCGCCGGCGAACCTAGTTTGGATTATAACCAATGGATTCACGAGTGGTTAATGGAGGATGTAGAATATCCTGCTGGAACTATATTACCTAGAATGGACATGAACCGTAAGGGTTTTAACAATATCGAGGATGTTCTTGCTTGGTTATATGACCGTGATGAATGGGATTATTCCGCATTTTCTTCTTACCCAGATTATATTCACGATATGATACTCGTGCCACTTGCTGCAGATATTGCTTTGGTTGAAGTGTGCTCAGTGGATTGTGAAACTTATAATATTCCTACCGATAATCCTTTCGTAAATTCACTTTACAAAGAAGGACAAGCAGAAGAAGCACCATATAGACCTGAAATATGGGCAATGGGTTTCAGAAATCCTTGGAGATTCTCGTTCGCAGAAGATGGAAAATTATGGGTTGCTGATGTTGGACAAGACAAGTTTGAAGAAATTAATATTGTAGAGAAAGGCGGAAACTACGGTTGGAGAGTTATTGAGGGTTATCACGACTACGAAACTGATCCAGAAATCGTTGACCAAATAGCAATTGATTTAGGACATGCAAGTACATTAGATTTCTTACTTAGTTTGAAACGTCCTGTACACGAATACTCACATGGTACTGGTATTTCAATTCTTGGTGGTTTTGTATATCGTGGTGCTCTTGCATCATTACAAGGTAAATATATCTTCGGTGATTGGGGAACAAATTGGAATGGTGATTCTGGGCATTTATACGTATTAAGTGAAAACTTCGACGGAAACTCTGCTCACTTTAATGCACTTGCTAATCCAGTTAATGGAGCTACTCACGGTCATACATTCTCACTGACGGGTTCTCAAGTACAATTCTTGAAAGATAATCCTGGACAGACAACTACTGCTTTACAGACTGATACAACTCATGCTGAATTTTATACTCACTTATTTACAGTATTGTGGAGTTCTGTTAATCAAGAATTCGTCATTGTTGGGCAAACTAACCCAGAGGGACACGATACATTAGAATTTATTGAATATGGTACTGATTTGTCATACGACAGAACACCTTTATCTATATGGGATCCTGTTACGGAAACGGTTGATTTAACTACAGGTGGTGAGTCTATTTTAACAATGGGTGAAACTGAGAGTGGTGAAATTATATACACTGCACGTTATGGTATTCAAACATTCCAAGCACCGTTTGGTGAGGGTCCGAATAATACAGATATCTTTAAAATAACAGATTCTTATAATTCAATTGATATTCCTGATGCGCCTGCACAGATTCCTTCATCAGAAACTGCTCACGTACATGGATATGAAGTTACATATGATCCAGAAAATTTCTTCCAAGCAGTTGAGGTTTCTGATATTGAAATGGAGAACTATGATTCTTTCTGGCCAGAATGGACTGAAAACGTTCCTGCGTCTCACGTTCACCTAGTTAATTCTGCGTGGTCTGGAGTACTTGATACAAATACACTATTGGGTTCTTCTGCTGGTTGGTATTATGATACTGAATTAGAACAGTGGATGCCATATGATATTGGAGCAGATACACCATGGGCTCCACCTGTTGAAGATGAAGACGGTTATATTTATATTGCCTCTGCGCCAGTTATTAGTATTCTAGGAGCAAATGAGTACGGAGAAAATACACATATTCATTACTTCGATAGTGGTGTTTTAGATACATTCGGTGATAATGTTGGCAGACTTGCCACACCACTAACTCGTGTACAAGCAGAAGAACTTGCTAATGGTGTAGTTAATGAAATTGAACTTTATTCAAGTATTGCAGATACTGGTGACCATTTACATTATCACGGAATTAAAGTTTTATGGAATGCTTCCACTCAACAATTCCTAGCAATAGAGAATGGTGAATTCATAGACGAATTAGGTACTGGAGAGTGGTCATTAATAGACGACTTACTAAGGAATCACGAACATACATTGACGGTTGATGGAATTACTACCAACTTGGGTTGGAATGGTACTCCATTATTTACCGCACCAGATGTTACTGTAGGACTTGCTAACGATTGGGATAACTTCGAGGGTGACGAACCAAGTCATCTACATTCATTTAATGGAACGATATTAGACACTCTTGGTGTTAATATTGGACGTGAAGCAGATGCTCTATCTGACGAACAAGTAACAGACTTAATTAACGGTGACGTTGAAGAAGTTATGGTGTATAGTTCAATTGCAAATGGAGATCATTATCACGGAATTAGGGTAACATACGATGATATTGGACTAATATTTATTGCAGAAGATGCTGAGCAATGGGTATCTGAAGATGGTGCTCAATTTTTATCTCAAACACCTAGAACACATGCTCATACTACTGAGATTTCAAATTTACTTTCTATTAATGGGTTTAATGAAGAATTATTAGAAGAAGATTTACCAGAGTTCGCTTCTCCAGGTTATCCATTCCCAGGCGGATCTCACCCTCACTTCCATAACGGAACTGTTGTTGGTCCATTTGCTTGGAATAATCAAATCGATTATGCAGACGGTTTAACTATTCAAAACGCAATGGATTTGATTAATCAGACAGTTCAGGAAGTGATTGTTTATGACTCTATTGAGGGTGCTCATTTCCATGAATATGTAATTAAATATAACATCAATGATAATATATTTTATGCGGATAGTTCTATAACTTGGCTTAAAGGTGGTATTGAAGATATTTATCAAGACCCTTTAAAGTTTTATGTATCTGAAGTATTAAACGAATCTGAAGGATTACATTGGCATAACTTAACTATTGATTGGAATCCAGAAAGTGACGATCCTGTTCATCAAACTGGTGGTTCTATCTATGTAACTAGAGTTGTTACTATTCCTGAAGTATTAACTTCAGACCCACAAATTTCGTACAATATAACTGAAACATTATTAAACCCTGTTGTTACAACATACCAAGATACACCTGAAGTTGGTGATACAACTGAGATGACAGTATTTTCTAAATTAGTAAATACAGAAACTACTACCACACAGACGGTTGTTACAACTACAACCGTGATTACTTATCTTTCGGATGGGTCAAATGGTATTGTTACATCAGATCCAATCACCACATCAGAATCTTCTTCTACGAGTGTAACTACAACTGTAGAGATTGTAGAACAAAGACAGGTTAGAGTTAATGATATTCTTCAAGCAAACTTTGCTCCAGTAATATGGATAGATTCTACATACATTGACGGAGAAGGATCTCACGACCACTTACTATACGAGGGTTGTACTCTAGATACCCAAGGGGCATACAACGGAAGAATGTGTGAACCTATAACAACAATTCAAGCAAATGATTTAGTAAACGCACAAGATACCAATATCGGAATCCTTTTTTATGACTCTCCAAACGGAGCACTTGCCCATTATCATGGATATAAGATTGTATATAATCCGTTTATTGGAACAGAAGGAGAATTCCAAGTAACATCTGTTAATCAGTTTAATCAAATAGAAGGAACTGGAACAACTATTCATAAATTCTTATTGACTGGTGGTTTCCATCAACATGATTATTGGATATCTGTTACAGAATATATTGACTTGTTTAGTGGTGTTGTTATTACTACAAATCAAAGAGATACTATTCACTCAGATTTATATCAACATGAAATTGAAATTTCATATAATGGTGTATATAATTTAGTAGATCAAACGAATAACATTGATGGACATAATCTAATATCATATGTTGGTCAATTAACTTCTGGTGGAGAGTGGGTGATATCTACTGAGGGTGAGGGAATTGGTGACCATATTCATACTACGGTTGTTGATGAATCTAGTGTATGGCCAGTGATTGTTTGATAAAAGATTATAAATAAGTATTATAAATAGTTTTAGATTTATATTAAACAGAAGAAATTAACTTTTAGGAGTAACTAACATGGGTGCAATTGTAACCAGCAAATTCAGAACACAAAACTTGATGGTTTTCATCGATCAGTTTAAAACGACTGGTAATGTAGCCACAGATAATTACTTATACCTTGGATTCGGTCGTTCAGACGCATGGCCAGATGATGCTCAAGGTAATGACGAATCTTCAGGTCAATTTACATTACCAGATCCGTTAGACGAAGATGAACCGCAATACTGGGCAGATATCGTGGGTGCGAAACGTATCCAGAATGACGACATCTCTCCCGTACTTCCACGTATTGACTGGAATGTTGGTGATACATTAGCATTTGATGGCGATACTGCAAACGGTATTGTTGGTATTGCTGAACCTGCTCGTTCTTTCGTATCAAAAACGGGTTATCATTCAATTGTAATGAACTCAGAATATCGTGTATATCAGTGTGTTGGTGAGCCAGCGACGGGTAAATGTTATGTTGGTGGTATTTATGACACAGGTACTGCAGTTTCACGAGCAACTTGTGAAGCGACTCTCGGTGGTTTGTGGCTACCTACTGGTGCTTCAGAAGAACCTACAGGTAAGACTGGCGACGTCGCAGGATTAGTTGCAGAAGATATCTCAACATCAGACAGCTACGTTTGGAACTTCTTATATAAATTAGAATTAAACGACATTATTAACTCAACAACAAACGACTGGATGCCAGTAATCACAGGAACTGCCGTTCTTGCGGGTTCAGAGCAAGCAGACTTTGGTGATGTAGATTCTATCTTTACTGCGAAGTGTCATCACGGACTAATTCACGTTCGTTTAGAAACTTCTGATGGATTCCCTGAAAACGACGACTTCCGTCAAATTGGTTTACTACGTAATCCGGAATTAACTGGTGGTGGTACACGTGCACAGGGTTCTGTATATGCCTCTGCTGACACAGACTTACAAACCGATTCTGGACAGTTGATTTACTTAGAAAATAGACGTGCGATTACTCGTGCTTCTGACCAGATTGAAGACTTGAAACTAGTAGTTGAATTCTAAATCTGTTCAATAGATAAAATGGGTGTTCTTTAGGAGCACCTTTTGACAATTTATTTGTGTAGGAATAGAATACAATGAGCTACAATTTTAATACATCACCATATTACGACGATTACGATGCGGATAATAGATTTCTAAAAATTCTATTTAATCCTGGACGTGCAGTTCAGGCACGTGAATTAACTCAAATTCAATCAGTTCTTCAAAATCAAGTAGCATCAGGCGCCAATCATATTTGGAAAGACGGAGCTAATGTATTAGGTGGTGAAGTTTCAGTCAATCATAGAAATTGGATGCAACTTGCTAGTGCAGATTCTAGTTGGTTAAACCGTGTTGTTTACGGTGCAACGTCTAATGCCATTGCAGTCATTGAACAACTTCACAGTGATCAATCCCAACCAATTTATTATTTCAGAATATTATCTGGAACATTCGTACAAGCAGAGGACATTATAACATATGATACAGTATGTAATGGTGGACAGTTAGGCGATGGTTCTTGTATAGATAATTCATGGTTTGATCCAGTTCTAACAACTATGACGGGAACTTCTGTTGCTGTAGGAAAGGCGTTAGAAGCAAAGGTCGGAAATGGTATTTATTGGATAGATAATAATTTTGTTCCTGTTCTTGCTCAAACTATATTCTTAGACGATAACGGAGATGTTCCAACTTGTAGGATTGGTTTTGATATTGAAGAAACTATTGTAGCATCTACAACTGATGCTAGTCTATTAGACCCTGCTTCTGGTTTTTACAATCAGAATGCTCCAGGTGCAGATAGATACAGAATTACACTGTTGTTGACTAAAGAGGTAGATTCTACAGAGGCCAACAAGTGGGTTTGGTTAATGGATGTAGAAGATGGTGCTATTAGTACCAAGTATGAACGTACTGATTATTCTCTCCTCTCTAATGAAATCGCCAGAAGAACTCACGATGAGTCTGGTAATTATACTCTTAACCCATTCCCTTTAGAATTAAAAGATAATGTAGATCCTTCTAAATATACAGTAAAGGTTGAACCGTCAAAGGCATACATTAGTGGTTATGAACATGAACTATTAATGCCAGTTGAAGTTGAAGCATCTAGGGCAAGAACAACTCGTTCGGTTGCAAACGACCACCTCACCCCCGAGTTTGGACCTTACTTTGAAGTAGAATCTGTAGATGATTTTCAAGGCGTATTTGATGTTTTACACAAAGAAAACGTTATATTCGTAACAAACTCAGATTATTCTGCAGCAACTTCTGTACCAGATACTATTGCAGTCACTAAACGTATTACCCATGTTACTATGGTGGGTACTATGTTTAGAATTTACCTTGAGAATGATCAAGGTTTAGACGCAGTTGCCCCAGCACGTTTCATTGTATCGCAAACAAACCCTGGAGTGTATGCTAAGTTATACATTCCTACAGGAAATGCTGTGCGTAAAGGTGTTAATAAACCTTGGTTATATGAAATGGCAGATATGACATCATCTGTTACTTCTGGTCAGGTTAATTTTTCAACACAAAAGAATTTTGAATCAGTAATGACTGGTGGTGTTATGTCAATACCAGCCGGTTTTACTAGTTTACATTGGGAACGTGTATTATATTTGTACAATGAAAATACAGGAAACATTATTCCTAAAAATGGTACAGTTTCTTCTGGTCCTACATGGACTGCTGATTTATCGGGTAACACTTCTGCAATTATAACAATTATAGACCAAGTGTCAAGTTTGGTTGATACTAGTTTAAATGGCGATACAATTCATATCATGGCAGATATGTATATGTCAGATGCTATTTGGAGAAGTGTTTCTTTAGACCAAACTTCAGGTTCGTTTATAATGTCAAATGACGTATTAACATTACCTCACGCAGTAGAAGAAATAATTAGTATTATTGCTCCTGATAGTTCTGATGTTACCGAAAGTTTCTTTTTTGACAACGGTAACACAGATACAACATACAAAGATGCTACATTAACTTGGGATGATGATATAAATGCCGTTCAAAGTGGTTCATTTACAGTAACATTCAAGGCATTGACTTTCGGTAATATTTCAACGGCAACATATTTCACAGTAAACTCTAAAACAGATGCTGGTATTAGTTATTCAGATATTAGTGCATATCAGGGTGAGGTCGACAAAAAGGTATATAGAATTGCAGATGTATTGGACTTCAGAACTTCTGATGAAGATTACTTAGTTGGTACATATTTACCATTACCAGAATCTAATATTTCTGCTTCTTATGAATTCTATTTACCTCGTAGAGATAGATTAACAATAGACGACGATGGTTTTATTAATATTAAAGAGGGATTCCCTTCGGAAACCCCAATTCTTCCTACAGAATTAGAAAACGAAATGACTCTTTATAATTTGTATGTTCCCCCATACACTTATGAGAGTAAAAATATTAATGTATCGCATGTTAAAAATAAACGATACACGATGCAGGATATTCGTAGTTTAGATCAAAGACTAAATAATCTAGAATATTATACTGCACTAAATTTATTAGAAAAATCAACTGCTTCAATGCAGGTGACTGATGGATTAGGATTTGAGAGATATAAAAATGGTATGTTAGTTGACCCATTCCACGACCATGGAATTGGAGATATTACTAATGAAGATTATTATGTTTCAATATTCCCAGAAGCAGGAATTTGTACAACACCTTTCACTATGGCCGGAATGGATTTTGAATCTGGTGTAATGACAGGAATGAAGAAAAATAACCTTACATATACGTTAGACTTTAACGTTATTGAGGGTTGGATTTCACAAAGTTTTGGTTCTCAAGTTATTAATCTCAATCCATATGCACGTAAATCGTGGATTGGTTTTGTTACAATATCACCATCTACTGATACTTGGTTTGAAGAAACTTATGTTCCTGATGTTATCGTTCAAAACGAAAATAATAATGCCGTCACGCAAGCACGTGTTGACTTTGGCACTCAAACAAGATGGAACGCATGGCAGACTACTTGGACAGGTTGGGCAGACACTGGTGGAAAATTCGACATTGACGCTGCTGGTGGTATTGAATCAGTAAGAGGTGTAGGAAACCGTGGTAGGTTATCTGGCGGATTCTTCGGTGGTGCTGCAGATATTAATTGGCAGTGGGAGAATGGACTATTTGCACCTAAAGACCATGGTATTACACGTCAAAGAAGAATTTGGAGAGAAATTACTAGAACTGCCGAGTCTTGGAGTCAACGTCAACAACAATCTACTAATCAAGTACGTACTGGCGAAAGAAGTTGGTTACAAACAAATGATATTAGAACAGAGGTTAGTGATTTACTTATTGACACTTCTGCTATTGAGTTTATGAGGTCTAAAGATATTTCAATTGAAGCACATAAACTTAAACCAAATACTCAGATGCACTTTAAATTTGATGGTGTAGTAGTTGATAACTACGTAACACCAAATGGTGGTGTTCAAGCACAACCAGTAGTAACAGATGCTTACGGAAGATTAGATAACGTTGTATTTACTATTCCGTCTGAGGGTCTTGATGGAGTTCGTTTCAGAACAGGTTCTAAAGTATTAGAAATGATGGACAGTTTTGATACTGACATGACGACTCAAGGTAATGCAGTTTATACTTCTGCTGGTACATTAAAGACTAGAGAGAAAACAATTCTTTCTACCTTAGAAAATGTCACAGTAAATGAAGCATTAAGTCAAAACCAAACATTAACTGGTGGCACTAGAACAGTTAAACGTGGAGGTGGTACAACAACTACTACTGAATCTAAGATGGTCACGGAGTGGTATGACCCAGTATCTGAGTCTTTCTTAGTTACCGGAGAAGTGGGTGGTGTATTTGTAGACTCTGTTGATGTATATTTCTGGTCTAAAGACACAGAGGGAACTCCAGTACGTTGCGAAATTAGACCTATGGAGAATGGATATCCTACGCCTTCGCCAATACCGATGGCATCAATAATGTTGTATCCGGATGACGTTGTTGTATCTGGTGACGGTACTGCTAATACTCGTTTCCAATTCGCAGACCCTATTTACTTAATGAACGATACAGAATATTGTTTCGTTCTTATTTCAGATTCATTAAATTACAATATCTTTATTTCAGAATTAGGTGAAAATGACCTTGCTACTGGTAATCGTATTAGTTCACAACCGTATCTTGGTTCTATGTTTACTTCACAGAACAATACTACTTGGACTGCCGAACAGAATAAAGACGTTAAATTCAAATTAAACAAATGTTCGTTTGATACTGGAGCAGAAGGAACTTTACAACTCGATATGAAAGGGTTTGAAGGAACTAAAGAGATTACTTCATTCACACCTAGTTTTTCACCAATGGTGTTACAAGGAACTAACGTTGCATTCGAAGCAATTGTTAATGGTGATACTAATAACATATATGACGGTTTATTAGATAAAGAAGATGTTGTTTTAGAACAACAAGTAACACTAATCGGTGCTAATACAATCGCAGCTGGTTATCAATATGCACCTATTTCATATACTGCTAGATATACTTCTACTAATGCTAATATTTCTCCTGTAATCAATTTAGAAAGAATGAGTACTGTTGTTCAGAACAATGTTATTTCAGACAGTGCTAGTCTAGTAAAGAATCAGAAAGGTATTTATGTTTCTAAGTTTATTCAATTAGCAAACCCTGCTGCAGATTTAATTATGTGGTTATCCATTCAAGAAGTTCCTAACACTTACATGAAAGTATTCTATGACACAGGAACAGTTATTCCTAGATATATGGATATAACTCCATATGCAAATATTATTACTCATGGTGATTTTGACGTAAACGATTTTGAAGAACAATATGCTTGGGTTTATCCTGCAGGTTCTTTCTCTCCTGAGGCAATTATTACTAACCAAAATTCAACTCAAAACAATTGGACGGGTGTTGTCGGTTCGGTTGGTAGTGGTTCTAGTCATGTGTCTACAACTTATATAGATGGAGATGATGAACCTACTAATTTAACACGTATGTACATAGCAGATATGTCGGATATGAAAGCAATTCAACAAGGATGTTTTGTTTCACATTATGACTTAGATGGTGTATCTCACGATGTCACTAGTGGTGGTTCGGGTACTGATATTAATAACTATACAGTTGGTGATATTTGGTTTGGTACTTGGGATGACGATTTAGACAGACACTTTTGGATTAAGGTAGCATTACCTGATGGAACTTTCGGTAAAGAAGCAGTTCCTATTTTGGAAATAACTTCTATTGTTGCAGTGGACCATGAAGATTACGGAAGTGGACTTGCTGTTATTGAATTACCACCAATCGAATGGAGAGAAATGAAAGACTCTGGTGTTGCTATTACTAACACAACAGTTGTTACTAATATGGAATTCGTAGAACATACATTCAAACCGTTGAAGAAAGTTGTAGATGAATTTGATTCATTTAGAATTAAGATAGAATTACATACAACTAACCCGTGCTACTTGCCTGCAATTAGAGAATTGCGTGTATTAGCAATGACATAAGGAGATTAATATGAAAGAACAAAGATATGTAAAAGACCCTTATACTGGTGCTGTAGTATTTACAGATACGGATGCCTATGCGAATAGGAAAAAAATATTAGAAAATCAAAAGAATTCAGTTCAAACGCAGAAGGATTCTAAAAAAGTTATAAATAGTTTAAGGAATGAGGTTTTCGAATTGAAGACTTTAGTAAGAGATTTATTGGGCAGATAATAGAGGTTATCAATGGCGACAGAAGACACAGGTTTTACTCAAATACCATATGTTAGAAAGGACGACACTTTTAAAGAGTGGAGGGAGCGCACGAACCTTATGATTCAACAGCAGAATAATTTTGTTAGAATGCAAGAGTTTGATATGTTGGGTGTTAGTGATGTTTGGGTAAAAACTTCAATGCAACTGAACTACTCTGGCGAAACAGAAAATTAATATTTAAGGGATAGAAAGAATGGCACATTATACTGGACATAAGTTCACATTAACTGAACTTAATACTATTGAGCAACAGAAATCTGATTTTTTAGATTCTTTAAACATTAAATTATCATCTCCGGACCTATTGGTTAAGGATATGGCTCTTATGTTGAAATCACTAGAAGTGATGGAAAACTTAGAACATATGCCTGAATATAAAGAATTTATTCTTAATGTTGCTACTAGATCTGCTCAGTTTGTAAACCCTATTGAATTAGTCACTAATGGTGGCTTTGACGTTACATACAACACACCTAACTTAGTACAGAACTCGTCTTTTAGTTCTGATGCATTTGAAATTGAATTAGTAAAGAATTCTGGTTTTGACGTTCCAGTTGATTTAGCACGTCCTTGGGCAAATGGTATTGCATACCAATTTGACGTATTGACTACTGAAGGAACTCAAATCCTCCGCGCTTATACAGATGGATTGCAGACTGCTATTTCTTGGTTTGAAACTCAATTAAAACCAAACACACAATATAAATTCTCATACGACCTTACGGTAAACCCAGTAAATTGGGATTTACCTAGTGGTGGTGAGAATATGGTTGATCAACTATCTACTGACGATACAGTATTCTCTGAAGCTGGTGGTGGTCCAGACCCTCAACAAATTGTTATTTCAGTTGTCGAAGACGATAACTTAGTATTGCCTACTTGTGATGGCGTTGTTGTTGCATGGGACAATTCAGTAGACTATCAACTTGCCTTGCCTGCAATGGAAGCAGCATGTAGTGCTGACGATGCCGTATGGAATTATGATCCAGGAACTTCAAGTTTTTACTGTGATGACGACGGTGACGGATACCCAGGAAACGGTGCTGTAGACCAAGAAGAATGTTATTCAACTAATGCAGTATGGGATGCAGGAAATTTAGTAGACCCAAATACTCAAATTCACTCTATTATTCCTTACCATGTAGAAGCACGTGAAGGCGATACATTAATATTTACAAATCCAATTGGTAACTATTTAGTACACAACGCAGTTTCGGACGATAATATTTCATTTGCTTCTCCGGATATGAATCCAGGAGATACATGGGAGTGGGTTGTTGACGGATACCACGACGTTTACTTCCATTGCACATTCCATCCATTAGAGGAAGGACGTTTATCAACTACTACTAATCATAGGTTTGTTTATGCTGTTGGCCACGGATTGAATCCTGGCGATACTATTAAGATGCCTATTAATTATGGTTCTATGGTAGACCTACCATCTTTAGCAAATTCATACTTTATTAACTTAGTATTGCTCAATACATGTACTTCTTTAGGTGGTGCAGGTGATCAAACTGCGGTTGAATCGTTATACCATGATTTATCTATTAACAACTTAGTTACATTCCAATCGGGTGAAATTGAAACTAACCCAGATGCTGGTGTTCCTATGTTGGTAACATTTGATGGTGGTGTAGAAGTAGACACTGTGTTTGCTACTGCTACTGCTACAGTTGTTGCGGGTTCTGTGGATAATATCCAACTGATAGGTCCAGGTAGTGATTATAGTTCTAAACCTCAAATGTACATAACTGGTGGTGGAGGTTCTGGCGCAACAGGTACATTAGAATTTAACGGTTCTCTGACAGTAATAGAATTAACAGATGTTGGAGCTGGTTATCAATCAGTACCAACTATACAAATTTCTGCTCCAGACGTACCTCAATTCGGTCCGGATGCTTATTGTGACGATCCACAATACACAGACGAAATTTCTTGTGTTGCTGGTGACGGAGTTACTGGATCGATCTGGCGTGCTCCACAATTGACAACACAAGCTGTTGCAACTGCTACAATTACAGCAGAAGGAGAAATAGACACAATTACTATTACCGATCTGGGTACTGGTTATCATAATCCTCCAGTTATTACATTTATTGGTGGCAACCCAACAGTTTCGGCTACTGCCACAGGTGAGATTGATGGTTATATTTATTCTATCACTTTAGTTGATGGTGGTTCAGGTTATGGTTCTGGAGATGGTTCTGTTGGTGTTGGTGAAAGAAAGTGGGAAGAATATATCGTAACTGGTGTTGCTAAAGGTTCTGAAAGAATTGACGTATTCTTTAACGATGTTTATCAAATTGGACATACCCATACTGCTACAATCACTCCTGCTGAATATGTACAAATTTTGGCATCAAGTGCTACATTAATTACTACGTCTGAAGATTCAGGACATACACACGTTGCGACATTCGACTGGAGTGCCTCTGCAAATGACGGTGCTGGTGGAATGATATTAGTTGGTATGACAGGTAGTCATACTCACGGCATGGATGAGTATATTGAAATTTCGGGTGGAACAAAAATTGAATTAGTAAACTTCGGTCACTATCACGAATTGTTAGTTTCTGAAATTGATGAGGCTACCTTGAAAGCAAGTCCATTAATCGGTACTACTCAAGACGCTGACGGTACTTGGAGTGCAACCAGTGGTACTACTATGATTAGAACTTCTGATTTTGGTACTTCAGATCCACAACATTTCCATACAGTAGAATTTGGTTGTTTAGATCCTATAAATGACGTTTACTTGATTATTGAAATTGACCAACATATTCACGACTTTGATAGAGTTTGGTATCCAGGTTCAGACCAATTTAACATTGGTTGGTATAATTTTGCTATTGGTGGTGACGATTTAAATCCAACATCAATTGCAACACCGTTTACTGATATTAACGGTTATGTGAAGAAAGAAAAAGGTATTGAGTCTGATGCTCACGGATTATACCCTGGAGACAGAGTACATTTCGAAAACGTTTACAATGGCATTCATCATGGTAATACTAACTATTATATTGACTACATTATCGATGCTGATCATTTCGCATTAACAGAAGTTGTTGTTTACCCATTACAAAATTCACAAGGAACTACACCTACTACTAACGATGTTATCGAAGAGTACACAGTTGTGGCAGACCTTGCTTCTTACCGTTTACAGGTAGAAAGAGATATTACAAACCATGTAGGGGACACTGTTGCAGGAACTGGTATTCAGTTACTGTGGTCTAGACCTCGTACAGTTAAATCATTAAACCACGGATTATCCGTTGGTGATGTTGTACAACTTCCTTCAGGTGCACAACCATATACTCCATCAGAACTTCCTGGTGAGATGTTAGACCATACGGTTATTGCTATTGGTGATGGTTATGGTCCAACCGATAATATGGAAATTACGGTTGATACACAAACTACAATTACATGGGCAGACTCAACAATTACTACTGTTGAGGGTGCTCAAGATTCACCTTGGTATTGGTCTTGGTGGGATCATACATCAGACGTTTATGCTCCTTATCAAATTGAAGAGGCAGATGAAGCATCATTTGGTGGTAATGACGGTACTAACGGTGGTTTTGATTTATACCGTGGTGGTACGTATAAGTTTATTAATAATGCATGGAGTCCGTCTGGTCATATTATTGAAACGGATCCAATTTCAGGTAATCCACAACCTATGTATATGCACGCTGCTGGTATTAAAGCAATTCCAGGCGGTGGTTGGGACAACCTTGTAGAAGCAGGATTTATTGACAATTCAGGTTTACAATGTATTTCAATGAGAGCAGACCATGGATTGATTATTAGTTCTGGTGACCATAACGATTTCGTAAATAACGAAGAAGAGCCTGGAACTTGGGTATCAGATCAAGCATTCCCTCATTGTATGGGATTAAACGGTTGGTGTGAAGAATTAGACGTTTCTGGTTGGTACTATAATGGTGAAGACGATGAAACACTTTGTCTTGCATTAAACCCTACTGAAGATCCTGGACTTGCTCAATGGAGAACTTCCCAATGGGTAGGTAACTTCGCAAAAGAATTTACATGGAAAGTTCCAGAAGACTTCGGACTTACGGGTTCCGATGGTGTTTCTGGACTTGGTCCATTCGTTCCACCTGGAGAGGTTAATGGTGCAGGAATGATTGAAGGAACAAACAGAACAATTAATTTATACCGTGGTGGTACATACACATTTAAGATTAACTCTGCTGGTCACCCAATTTATGTTACAACCGATGATGGTTCACATTTCACTCCAGGTGCTTGGTTCGGTGAATACCTATTAGGTGTTCAGAACTCACGTGCTGAAGAAGGACTTGGTGATCAAACTGAGGGTGATATATTAGATTTATGGGGTGTCGATGATGATGGTGTTACAAAATATGACACTATGACTTGGACAGTTCCTGAAGTATCACCAGACGTAATGTATTATCAGTGTGCTTGGCATGCTTCTATGATGGGTCAATTTAATATCCTTGATTTACCTGTTGTTAATGCCGGAGATGATATTGTTGTTTACTTCCATCACGGACAAGATAACATGTACACTCCATTACATATCAGGGATAAAATCCTTGTTGATAATGGAACTGGACCTGATTACTTCCAAGTACAACCTGAACCAGAAAACGGATTCCCAGTAAAAGGAACTCAAGCAGATATTCTTAATACTGGCAACCAATTAACAGCAACAGGTGCGGGAGCAATTCCTGTGATACAAGCAATGAATATTGAATTAGGTACTATTCAATATATCGAACCTTTATCAATGATTCCTGGAATAGGTTCTGAGCAATTCTTAGTGACTAACGACGTTAGTGGACTTGCTAAGGTTTACTTTAGTGTTGACATCGACAAACGTTCTGATATTGAATTATCAAATGTTACTTTCAAAGAAGTTGTATGGACTGAAACAGGTTCATGGTCGGTTTCTGGTGGTAGTGCATTTACTACGAATACAGATGCTGCTTATATTGAGCAACTTGTGACGGGTACAATTGAAGATGGTGTTACATATGAAGTTCAGTACGATATTATTGAATCTTTCAAAGACCAATATGGTGCAGAGATTGGAAATATTACTGCTAATTTAATTGGTGATACTACAGTTCAAGGTACTGCCAATACACAAGTTGGTCATTATACTGAAACTCTAATTGCCCCTACGAATACAACGTTACTACGTTTGACTAATGCAGGACAAGGTAAGATTGACAACGTTTCTATTAAAGAACGTGTTACTGGCCAAAATGCTTGGTCTATGGGTGAGGGTTGGACTTCTGATGGTGCGAAAGCATACCTTGATGGGTCAATTTCTTCTGCTACAGAAGTTTCTCAAACAGTTTCTATTGATACAGGTAAACTTTACGAAGTTAAATATTCATTAGGTGATGTTGATAACGACAATAATGGTATGACTGGACGTATGCGAGTTGCTTTAGGAACTAATCCTAGTAACTTAATTTCTAACTGGAATTTTGATATTACAGATCCAGTTTTAGTTAATTGGGTTATGGGTGACGACACGGTTAGTATTATAGAAGACACATTAAACTTTAATTCATCTTCTGACGCAACTGCGGTTTACACTTTATCAAATGCACTGGTCGGAGGAGTCAAGTATGAAGTTAGTTTAGATTTAGATTTAATTGAAGATAATATCCTTAACTTCCAAGTAGGTCCAGGTCCAACAGGAACTCACTCTCATACGTTCCAAATGACTCAGTCTCAAGCAGACTGGATATCGTTCGACAGCGTAAGGTCTCTGACTTTTGCACAAACTGATGGATATCACGCAGAAACATATACACATGAATTTACCATTAAATATGCAAATATTAACGGAATAGACCAATTCTATATCTCAGAGCAATCGAATCCAGAAGGACACGATGAGTTGACTTTAATTTCTACTATTATTAATACACCTACTGTAGAAGTTGTTATTAACGGAACTGTTGTAGTGAGTTCAAATTCAAGTGGTATTCATAATTTAGACTTTATTGGTACAGCATCTAATACAATTACAATTAACTTAAATGGTTCTGGTGCTATTAATTCAATTAAACTCGTTGAAGAAGCTATTCCTGTTATTGATGCCAATACTGATGGACTTAATCAAGACGGTGATAAAGTATTCCACGTTCGTGCTGGATCTTATGACCAAAAAGTTCACTTTATTGGTGACGTAGACGACAATAGACCTGAAGAAAATAATCCATACTATTCTAATGTTGGTTTTGAGGGTTCTATTGATAACGTTTCTATTAGAGAAATCATTGAAAATTGGACATTTGCTCCTCAACAAGACGGTGTTGCGTATGTAGATCAAATTACTCAGCAGATTTACACTTCTGGTACTGGTATTAATAATAGAGGTATTGCTCATATTACTTTCGAAATGGAAGCAGGTATGAATTACAAGATTTCATTTAAAGTTGATAGACCTACAGATTCAATTCTAAAATTAGGTCCAACTCCAGATAGTGATACGTATGGTTCAATGATTGTCGAAGATACTATGACTAGTGGAGTTTATGACGAAACTAGAGACTTTGTAATTACTGCTCCTATTGCTGGTACTGCTTACTTAACACTTTCTACTACTGGAAACGGATTTACATATTGGGATGACATTTCAGTTAAAACAATTCCTAACCTTTCATCCGATGAGTATTTATTAGTGGTGAAGAAAGATGGAAAGCAAATCATTTAGATATGGAAAATGCTGACTATGTTGGACAACCTATTGCTGGTATGAGAACTATGGAATCATTCGGTGAGTCAATCATTGAAGATTACTACGACGTTAATAGACGTGGTAATGATATTCTTAACCCACCTATATCACTATCATCTACAGATAAGATGGCAGGAAGACGTGGTGTTACTGAAATAGTTCCAAACTGTACGACTAATTTCGGTACAGACACATATAGCATTGAATTAACTTGTACAAATGTTGTAGGATTGTGGTATGCGACAGTTGCCGCACATTGTACTAATACAGATTATTCTACTCAAGTCGATTGTGAAACAGTATTCGGTTGGTGGAGTGTAGAAACTCCAGGTTCTTGTTCTGACCCATTATATACTTCTGAGTATGGTTGTTTGGGTGCTGGTACTTGTTCTGATCTAACATATTCGTTTGAATATACTTGTGTTGCAGCCGGTACTTGTACTGACCCAGCTTACAACGATAACGAAACTGCTTGTATAGACTCAGGTGGTTCTTGTTCAAACGGTACATCACTCACTTCTGGTGAATGTTATGAAACTCCTGGTACTTGTTCTGACGCTGTTTCTGAGAACGCAACAGATTGTGCAATTAATCTTGCTACGTGGACACCATCTAATACTTGGACTGCTATAAACGTATACACTAATGCTGGTAATACTTGGACTTCTGCAGGAAACGTTTGGACTGATGGTTTACCTGGATACTGTTCAGATGGAATTCAAACTTCACAAGAAGTTTGTGAAGGACCTAGAGGAACTTGGATTCTTGAAGATTTAGAACATTGTACTACTAGTATTGCTGATATTACAGTTGACAATCAAGTGGATTGTGAATCTCCTAGAGGAACATGGGATTCGACCATTCTTGATGAAATAGACGGTGAGTGGGTTGAGATAGTTGGTGATGGTATAGATTTAACATACACAATTACTTTAGGTGGTGTAGAGCAAACAAATCAAGAAAGTCTAAACTTACCATACAAGGTACGTTTTGAAATTCACCCAGACACACCGTTAGGTGAGCAAGAGTTGCGTGTAACAAATGCAGATATGGATACTTCTGCATTTGCTGACCCATTTGTAGTAAGTGATACTTTATACATCACAACAGTAAATGGTGATTACAATGTATACTCTTTATCTGGTGCTGGATTTGTCAATGGAGACACTACTGTTGAAATATTAGACACAGGAACTGATAATGTCGTTGAAGTGATTGCCGCAAACTGGCAATCTGCTAACCAAATTGATTTAGTAATGACATACTCAACATCAGGAATTTATGATGTTAGGGTAACTAATTTAGACGGTCAAACGTTTACTGAAGTTGGTGCAATAACTGTAGTATAGAAATAATCGGGGGATTAGATAATGAAATATAGAAACAACAAATAACGTTTATAAATAGTATTATAAATAATTTAAGAATAATTTTTTGGAGATAACGAACAATGTCTGTCACACTATCAACCATTTCAACGCAAGTTGACCAGTTTAACGATATACCAGATATCACTTTCGAGAGTATTGATATTACGGAATTCGTTGAAGAAGTAGAGATTTATACCAACACCCCAGCGGTGATGATTCCAACCAAATTGAACGCTATGGCGGGCAATATGAAATCATGGTTAAATGCAAATGTAACTTCACCACTAGAAAACCAACAAAACACATTTAAAAATGAAGTAGTCGTCAAGACTAATACTGCTATGAATGCAGTTGAAACTTACATGAATGACGAAGTTGCTGGTTTTGTTAATTCAGTGTTTGTCCCTTGGGCAAATGATGCTGGTAGTACATTATCAACAGCTTCTAACCTTTTAGAAACAAACGTAACGACTACAATGGGTCAGTTACAAACTGACTACACAATACACGTACAAGCACAGGATGCCATTATTCAACAGGCACTTGATGACATGTTACTTAACCTTGCTCAGTACACTTCTGGTGCGGCAGACTCTGGTTATTCTGTACACCAAACAAACTTATTAGTTGCTGAAGTAACAATGACTCGTGAAATTGGTTTCACAGATTACAAATATACTGCTGATGGACAAATTTCTTTCGCAGAAGAAGGTCCTAATAAAACTCACCATATTGCATACAACTCCAAAGGTGGTATTTCTTCTTTCGGTGAGGCTATGCAAATTAGTGGAGAACCATATCCGTTTGTTCATCACTTGAAATTAGAAAATGATGCAGCTGGTTCAACTTCTGTAGAAAAAATTAAAGCATATAGCATATTTAAAGACATCGGTAATACTGGTGTTGCTTCTTTCAGAGCAACTGGTCATGAAGTAGACGGTTCTGCAGCAGAGGATTTAACAATTCTTAATAATACTTCTATTGCGGATGTTGATAATCCAGAATTAGTAATTAGACGAGGTAACTCGAACGCATTGTTGTTTGACGGTATTGATACAGGAGATATGGTTAAAATTACAGACTTGTCTGGAGATGTCTACAATAAAGGAGTTTCTGGTAACTATGCTATTGATTATGATACTATTATGTTCTCTCCTGGAACTTCATATTGTCACGACGGAATATCGTCAATTACTGGTTGGGGTGTAGTTGCCACAGACGGTGCTTCTGGATTAGATTCAGACGGTGGTGCATTTGAAACTCCAATACTTTGCGAAACATATACAGATGCAAATGTCTCATTATTAGACGATTTGCAACGTTCATATGAAACAGCAATTGCTGGTGAATCTTACGACTCGGAACTATCAGACGGTTTAACTTACAAAGTTTCTATTACAGACGATTCTGGTGTTGTTGACACTTACGGTTATACTATCGACTCAAATACAACTATCGGCACAGGTGCTATCTTTAACGCAGTGTATGACGATGGAGTATCAGACGTTACTATCACAGAAAATGGTACTAAATACTCAAGCAATACATTAGCAAGAACGTTCGACTTAGGCGCAGTTGATGTTGCAGGTTCTACTGAAACTAAAGCAATTGCTGCTCCTACCTTTAGAAACGGTATGGTCGACTATGTAAAAGTCATTTCTGCTGGTGCAGGTTATGTAGGTTTTTGGAATATCACTGTACAAGACGGAGGTAATGGACATACTCATAACCTACAAATATCTCAAGCAGATGTTAATACTATTAAATCCGGAACAGCTGTTACAGCTACAACGGTCGAAAGTGGACATAGTCACGATATTGATATTGGATGGAATTCATTCTCTGAGCAGTTTTACTTCGTTAGTCAGGTTGGTCCACATGACCACGGAAAGAATTCTGATGGATATCAAGTCAACCCTCAAATTTCAATAGGAATGACCTCTTCTACTGGTGTTAGTCTTGCAGGTTATGCAGTATTAAACGAAGATGATACGTTAGATAAAATTATAATTACTAATCCAGGAAGTGCATATGCGGTTTCTGATACATTAACAATAACTGGTGGTAATGAATCAGTTGCTGCTGTAGTTCAACTTTATTTTGCTAATGGTGGTATTAATTCTATTTCATTATCAAATCAAGGCACTGGATACACAGATACAACATCTAAAACAGTATCCGTTGCCATTCAAAATAACGCTTTTGTTCCATCGATTATCTCTGCTAACGTCGGAGATACGGTTCAATTTACTAACCTTGACATTAGTGCTCATACGGTTACTCATGAAGATGGTGTATTTGATTCTGGAGATATCCCTCAAAATGCTGTGTTCTCATATACAGTTACACAAGACACAGAACTAACAGATAAGTATGTTATCACAGATCAAAATTCAGGTGCTGGTGCAACTTTATGGGTTCGTGAAAACACAGTATTTGTAGACATGGTTACTGAAACGGGTGGTGGTTTGCGTGGTCTTGCTACGGTAAACGCTTCTGGTAATATTATTGATATTGCAGTAGATCGTCCAGGAAAGGATTACGTCGAAGGCGATACTGTTAAAATTATTGACGTTTCTGGTCCAGGTGAGGGTGCATACGCAACTCCAGTATTAGATCGTTCTGTAGCAGTAATTACTGTAGACAACACAGGTACTGGTTATTCGCAAGAAACTAAAATTATAGTATTCGATCCTACAGGTTTCCCAATTTACGATGATTTAGGGGCAGAAATCGGTCGTAATTATGGTTCTAATGCTTCTTTAAGTGCCGAAATCACATCGTTTGCAGTTCCTGCATTCTGTTCTGATGCTACAATTACAGACCCTACTGCTTGTACTAATTCAGGAGCAGAATGGTTCGTTGAAGTTACAGTCGGAGAAATTAAAGAAGTTAAAGTTGTTCGTTCTGGTTCTGGTTATGCAGACGTTGAACTTATTATTAACGACCCAACAAACACAGGAACTGGTGGTGCAGTTAGTACTGACATCAATAATGTTATTTCTGCAATTGAATTTACCACACGTGGTGCTGGTTACGACGAACCTATGGTTGTTGTAACAGACGGTGGTGGCACAGTTGGTACAGATTCAACAAATACTGTTGGTATCGGATATGTAGGAACGGTTGGACTAAATAATGGTCTTGGTGGTGCTACTATCGTAGAAGATTGGGCAGACTATATTAATGGACAGACTAGAGTTATTGTTATCGATAGTCACCCAGAGCCTACCGGCTATGGTGCTACTGGCACTGTATCGTTAGGTGGTGCTGGTAACGTTTCTAATATTGTTATTAATAATCCAGGTAGTGCATACAAGACTCCAACTATTATTGTTGCAGGACCAGTAACATATCCTGGTGGATCTATTAACCTAGCAGGCAATGCATATGCATTATACGGACCTAAAGGTAATACTGACGATTCGCCATTCAGTGCTAACACCTCTGCCGGAACAAACTTTAAGAACGGAGTTTTAGTACAGTGGGGTAATTATGAAGGACACTCATTAAACGATTCTTGGGAATTTACTACTCAGTCATGGGTTAATGGTTCTCCAGACTCATTAGTTTATGAGTCTTCGAGATACGACGGTGCGACAAATGATATGAGAGGTGTTATTACTCTTAAAGACATTTGGGACGTATAAAAATTTATTATAAATAATTAAAACATATTAGAAGGAACATACAACTATGGATATTTTAACACTTGGTAAAATGAACCAAATGGCTAAGGATTTAGACCAAACAATGGAGTATCTAGCCAACACTACTTTCGAAACGTTAAAAGACGTTTGCGATGTGCAGGCAGAAGTTATTGCTACTCAGACTGGACAAGTTACTTGTTTGCAAGATGAGGTTGATATAGGTATCGACGCACTTGCTGCTGCAGGTGGTGGATCGAAACCATTTAAAGAATTTATGATTTTAAACACCAACCATTGGTCTGTTACTAATGGTGGTTGTTGTTTATTATGGACAGCCCCTGAGGGAATCAAGTCTATTAAATTCGAAGTTCTAGGTGGCGGCGGTCCAGGTGGATCATCTGGTCGTGACTACGATATTCCTTCTGGTGGTTGGGGTGGTAACTATGCAGCTAGGACGTTAGAGGAAGGCGTTGATTTTACTGCTGGTACTTCTAATTTTACTTTATGTGCTGGTGGTACTTCACAATGTTCATGCTGTGCGCATTGTCAACCATGTAGAACAGGTTGTACTTCATGGGTAACTGGTAATGGACTATCAAACTTCTGTGCGACCGGAGGAGAAGGTGGTTTTACAGCTTGGGATAAAAAATCAAGTTGTTACGACTGTTCTATTGGTGCGCAATGTGTTGTTGGTAACCAAGTATCAGGTGGTTGGGGACAATGCCAATCATGTACTCCAGGTTTCTTCGGTGCAGACTACGGTTTCACAGGAACTACAGGAATGGTTCAAAAGGGTTACAGTTGCTGTAATGAAATTAGTGGAACTAGAGGTGGACCGACAGGACCATTCTCCGGATCTCAATCGAACGGTAGGGATACAAACGAATGTACCACTACTGGTATGGGTTGTTGTCGTGGTCATTCTTACTTCCCTGGCGGTGGCGGTGCTGGCGGTGGTTATGACGGTGGTAATGGTTGTTGGGGTGGCTTTGGTGCTGGCGGACTTGTTAAAGTTTCATACCAATAATATATTAGGAGAATAGAAATGGCAAATATTACAAAAACAGTTACATATAAAATTCCTAATGAGAGATACGGTACAGACGACTCTATGGGTAAAGAATCTACGCAGGAATATAACGGTCCTGCTAGTCTAATGTTATTCATGGACAAAGAAACAAACATGGTTAAGGAAGTGCAGGACATGGCAGACTTATGCGGTCAACCAACTCCACTTGATTTTTACGAATTAGTTTTGGATTGCGAAGAATCTGACGAAAATTGCATTCGTTGCGGTTTAATCGGACCAACTGACGAAGACGGGGCAACTCCTTTCGGTTTCATTAAAGTGTATGAAGTAGCAGTTGGACCAGCATCGGCAAGAAATAACACGGTATTTGATACTACTTATCCTAGTGAAGTGTATGATCAAAACTCAGTTACACATGGTTATAACCCAGACACAGGTTGGGGTGCATTATCATACGAAACAGGTTTGCCTGGTGATGATATTGACGGTAATGTATATGGTCGTAGTAATTGGGACATTGAGTTTATTAGATCTGCAAGGAACGACCAATTAGAAGCATCTGATGCATCTACTTCGGAAGATATGCCGACAGCAATTAAACAAGGTTGGGTCGATTATAGAGCAAACTTAAGAAATTTACCAGACGATTGGGCAGGAGTTCCTGTAGATTTAATCGTTTTTCCTAAGGCGCCAGGAGAACCCGTAAACGACGCACTTGATGAAGAAGCCTCTGCGCACATTAAGGTAATCAAAATAGCAGAACGAACTGCAAAGGACAAAGAAGTTGTTGCTCAACTACCGTCTGGTGTAGAGTAAATTAATTATTAATAGGATATAAAAAATGGATATTTTAACACTTGGTAAAATGAACCAAATGGCAAAGGACGTGGATGCCACGTTGGAATACCTTGCTAACACTACTTTTGAAACTCTACGTGATGTGTGCACAGTACAATCTGAAATTGAAGCGGTACAGACTGGACAAGTTACTTGTTTAGAAGACACTACTCAAATCGGAATTGATGCTCTAGCAGCCGCCGGTGGTGGTTCTATTGGTACTCACGACTTTCAAATACAAAACACCAACCATTGGTCTGTTACTAACGGCGGTTGTTGCTTAAACTGGACTGTTCCAGCAAACGTTAAGAGTATTAAATTTGAAATCCTTGGTGGTGGTGGTCCTGGTGGATCATCTGGTGGTGACTATGAAATTACTGTTGGTGGACAAGGTGGTGGTTACAGTTCTAAAACGATATATGAAGAAAATGGTGATTTTGTTCCAGGTTCTTCTTCTTATACGTTATGTGCAGCTGGTACTTCACAATGTTCATGCTGTTGTCATTGTTGTATGGCAACAAGACAAGGTTGTACTTCATGGATAACTGGTTCTGGTCTTTCTAACTTCTGTGCTGTGGGTGGTCTAGGTGGATCGACTCCTTGGGATAAGATGAGTAATTGTTACGATTGTCATCAGAGTACACAATGTTGTAGATCTAACTACGACAGCAGTTGGGGTACACAAACTGTAAACACCCAATCTTATGGTGCTGATGTTTGCTTCAAAGGAAGTTCTGGTTCTTATACTAGAAAATACGATTGTTGTTCAGACGTTTATGGATACTCTGGTGGACCGAATGGACCGTTTTCTGTATCTGGTGCACCAAACGGTGGACATGCTTGTACTCAATGTAGTGGTTGTCGAGGTGGACATTCATTATTCCCAGGTGGTGGTGGACAAGGTCATGCGACTGCGTCAGGTAATGCTTGTTGGGGTGGATTCGGTGCAGGTGGATTAGTTAAAGTAACGTATTCTTAATAGGAGAACAATGATGAGAACAATAACATATAAAATGCCTAATGAGAGATACGGAACTGACGATTCTATGGGCAAAACGTCAACTTGTGAATTCAACGGACCTGATAAATTAGTATGTTGGGTTATTAACAACGAAGATGATACTAGGGTTGTAGATTCATTCCCAGAGAATGAAGTTCCCGCTAGACCAACTCCGTTAAACTACACTGTAGTTGAAATAGATTCAACGAAGTCTGACGAAAACGCACTTTTAGTTGGTCTTTTATGGGGTGGAATTGGAGAAATGAGACATCTAGAAGTTAATAACGGTGTTGACTCTATTCCTAATAAAGTTATCGCAGATCCTACTGATATCAGAGAGATTTTTGATAAACCTGCAGCTATGTACGGTTATGATTTAAACACAGAAACATGGGCACCATTAGTATATTGTACTGGTGACACACTAGATAGAACAGACGAGTCTGTACGTGGTATTAGAGATGGATTATTATGGCCAACTGATAGTAAAATCGCAGATGACATGCCAGCAGAATTAAAACAAGAATGGTTAGATTTTAGATCAACTCTACGTGAACTACCTACTCTTACTGCAGATATTCCAAACAATTTGATTGGTTATCCAACAGCACCTGATGAGCCAGATCCTTTAGATTTATTGGAAAACTTTGTTTCTATTGCTGATAGAACTGAGGCGGATCAGGACGCTATCGATAGTCAACTTCCAGATAATATAACATAAAGAATTATATTAATACAAACCCCCTTAATTGGGGGTTTTTATGGCTTATAAATAATTTTACAAAAAGGTTGACTTTTACATAAAAGTAGGGTATAATTACTCTATTATGATTATATTATTTACAGGTGAGGTGAAAAATGAGCAATCGCTCTAAGGCGTTTTTTATAAACGGTGGTGCAGGTCGTGTACTATGTTCAATTCCAGCATTGGAAAAATATGCTGAAGAATCTGGTGATGAAGATTTTGTTATCGTATGTGAAGCTGGTATGGATTTCTATAGAGGTCATCCTGAACTTCACAAACGGGCATACGAATCTTGGCACAAAGGTCTATTTGAAAATCACTTAAAAGACAAAGATATTATATCTCCGGAACCATACCGTGTCAATGAATATATGAATCAAAATTGCGATTTGGCTCAGGCTTTTGATATTCAAATAAACGAATTGGACGGACCTAGAGAATTGAAAGATCCAATTATCAAGTTGAATAAGACAGAAATGATTCAAGGATATCAAACTATTCAAGAAATGAAGTCTAATATTGGTAAGAATAAGATATTAGTCGTCCAACCTTTTGGTAGATCTATTGCAAAACAAGGTGAGTTTTTAGTAGATCAATCTAGTCGTTCGTTCGAACTACAAAATATTATTAATATTATTGAGAAATTACGTGAAGAATATTTAGTAGTGGTAATGACGGAACATGCTATGTCTTTTTCAACAAACGAAGACCACCCAATAGCAGTTCCTCAAATACAAGATATGAGAATATGGGCATCGGTTATTAATTCTGCTGATCATTTCTTAGGGTGTGACTCAGTTGGACAACATATCGCAAAGGCATTAGGTAAAACAGCAACAGTCGTTACTGGTGCAACTTTCCCTGAGAATATCAGTTATCCTGATTGGGAAGACTTTGATATTATCGATATTGGCAAAGGTAAACGAGTTTATAGTCCTATTAGAATTAGTATGGACGACGAACGCGATAGAGCAAATGACGAAGTTATGATGATGACAGAAGAACAAGAACAAATAGTTGTTGATTCGGTTAAGTCGTTTATGGGTGAGTCTGAAAAATTTGAAGGAACTTATACCCCGCCTATACAAAATGGTGGTTGTGGAACTATTCCAGCAGTTGGTGACATGCCGGAGTATAAGTTCAACACAAAGAACCTTTTAGATGCAATATAAAAAAACTGGTTATATACTTGGTTTAAATATTGGACATAATGGTGGTGTATGTTTATTAAAGGATGGAGAGGTAGTATTTGCTATTGAAGAAGAACGACTATCTAAAGTAAAAACAGACAGTGGTCCGTTATTAGGTATGTTAAAAGTTCTAGATTATACAGATAAAGTAGATTATCTTGTAGTAAGTTATGTTTCTAACGAAATAAACAAACTTGAATATACAGGAGAACCAATTTATCAAGCAATTGCTAGAAAATTAGGACTGATTGAGACTCCAAAATTTCACGAAGTTGGTTCTATATCAACGCAGTATATAGAAATGTTAGATAACCATCACGAATTACACGCTATGATTGCTTTTCATAATTCGGGGTTCGACGCTGCTACCGCAGTCGTTGTAGATAGTGCAGGAAGCAGTATTCCGTTCTTAGATAAAGGCGTTTACACAAACGCTCATGAAATTGAAAGTATTTTTTTATGCGAACGTGGAGATATATCACCATTATTTAAAAAATATGGGACTTCTGATTTGCAATTGAGCAGTGGATATTCTAAATATTATCAAGACGGTAATAACAATATCCATGAATTGATCATAGACCACGCCGCAGGAATCGGAAAGTCTTTTGACGCAGTTGGAAATTATTGTGGTTTTGGTTTGTCTGAAGCAGGCAAGACTATGGGACTTTCTGCTTTTGGTAAACCAAACGATAATATCCCTAATATTTTTAAGCATGATGGAGTTTGGTCTAGCACAAATAAAGATTTAATAACACCACAATACCCATTTCCAGTAAGGGTTAATGACACTAAATTTGAATCGTTAATACAACCATTCGATATAGAAGGCGTAGACATAACATTAGAACAAAACAGAAGAGACTTGGCATATTCTGTTCAGAAAGAAACACAACAAGAAGTATTAAAATTAATCATAAAGTCGACAGAAATGACTGGGCAAAACAATGTGGTATTGAGTGGTGGGTATGCACTAAATTGTGTTTCTAATTATTTTTATTTGGAAGAGTTGAAAAAATTAAACATTAACCTTTATGTTGAGCCTAATTCTTCGGACGCAGGAACAGCAATGGGTGCAGCGTTAAAACATTATTACAATATTACAAACGAACCAAAAACTACCATTAGAAATGATAATTTATTTTTAGGTATAGACTATAATTATTCATACAAAGACCTAGAGTCTACAGTGAAAAAATATAACGGAAGTATAACAAAGGTAAATGTAAAGGAAGTATCAACTTTAATTTCCAAAAAGAATATAGTAGCAATTTATCAAGGTCGTTCTGAAAATGGACCAAGAGCATTAGGACATCGTTCAATTTTATTCGACCCAACTTCTATTAACGGTAAAGATATAGTAAATAAAGTCAAAGGTAGAGAATACTTCAGACCGTTCGCATCATCAGTATTAGAAGAATATGCGCATGAGTGGTTTGATATGAGAGGACTAAAAGAGTCACCAAATATGATGTATGCGATGGATTGTTATAATCCAGAAAAGATTCCATCAGTTATGCATGTGGATAACACGTGTAGAATTCAAACCGTTAATAGAAAACAAAATAAAAATTATTGGAATTTAATTAAAGAATTTTACAACCAAACAAAAGTTCCGATGTTATTCAACACGTCGTTTAATTTGGCAGGAGAACCGTTAGTAGAAACTTTAGAAGATTCTATTGATATGTTAAGTATGTGCGAAATAGAATATTGCTATTATCCAGAATTTCAAAGTTTGGTTAAAATAAGCAATATAAGTAATAGTAATAATGAAGGAGAAATTATAGTATGAGTCAGTGGATTGCGGGTATTGCCCGAGGACATAACGGTGGTGTATGTTTATTAAAGGATGGAGAGATTGTTTTTGCAATTGAAGAAGAACGTTTAAGTAGATACAAATACGACGGAGGTCCATTTGCGTCTATGATGAAGATATTGGATTATACGGATAAATTAGATTATCTTGTAATTTCACATACTCAACCAGATACGAGCAGAGTCGACTATACGGCAGACGACGTTTATTCTGGACTGGCTAGAAAGATGGGACTTATTAGAAGTAGAGATAATCAGGACCAAGTTATAGATTTTCATAAATGGCACCATAAAATGCACGCTTCTTGCGCATTCTATAGATCTGGATTTGATTCTGCCGCAGCTTTGATTGTAGACGGAGCCGGTACAGAAATATTTATGAATATGCCGACGGGTAGTCAATCTACTTGGGAATTAGAAAGTATTTTTAAATGTAGTTACCCAGCGGAGTTTAAAACCATATATAAACATCAAGGTGGTTCTGGTCCATTTACTGCAGGTATCATTGAAGATATGAATAGTGAACGTGAGGCAGAGGAAGGAACGCATGAATTGGTTCTAGACGATACTGCTGGAATTGTGAAAGCATATGAAGCAGTCACTCAGTATTGTGGTTGGTCGCCAATCGAAGCAGGAAAAACTATGGGTCTATTCCCATACGGCAAACCTAATGATAAATTTCCAGATATATACACAGACGAAGGCGGTCTTGCGAAATGGAAATCTACTAATAGGAATATGATCATTCCAACTTATCCAAATGCGGCTATCTTAAACTCAGAAAGGTACTCAGAATTAGAAACTTTAGAAATGCTAGAAGGACAAGACTTAACGTTATTACAAAACCGTAGAGATATGGCATATGCAGTACAGACTGAATCACAACAGATGGTACTAGACTTAATTCGTAAAGCAGTTAAAGATACAGGCGAGAAGAATGTAGTTATATCTGGTGGTTATGGATTAAACTGTGTTGCTAACTATTGGTACTTAGAGCAGTTGAAAGACGAAGACATTAACATATACGTTGAACCAATTTCAAACGATGCTGGTACAGCAATGGGTGCAGCGTTATTAGTACATCATTCTATTAACCAAGATTCTAATAATAAAGGGTTTGCTGAGTCGTTATATCTTGGTCCAGTTATAGAAGAAACTACGGATAAAATTATTGAGGTTGCTAAGAAGTATGGTGCCACTGCATTATATGATAATCAAACCCCTAAAGATGCTGTTGATTTAATTATGAATGGTAATATTGTTACTTTGTTCCAAGACCGTTGTGAGAATGGTCCAAGAGCATTAGGCAATCGTTCAATTCTTTTTGACCCAAGAACACAAGACGGTAAAGACTATGTGAATAGTGTTAAACACCGTGAATACTTTAGACCATTTGCAGGTTCTATTTTACACGAACACGCACACGAATGGTTTGATATGAGAGGACTAGAAGAATCTCCTCATATGATGTATGCTATGAATTGTCAACCAGGAATTGAAGAGAAGATTCCAGCAATCATTCACATAGATGGTACTTGTAGAATTCAGACTGTTAAAGAGCATCAGAATCCAGTGTACTATGAAATGATTAAAGAGTTTTATGACCAAACAGGTGTACCAATTCTTTTCAACACATCATTCAACTTAGGTGGTGAACCATTAGTAGAAACTATCGAAGACGCTGTTAGAACGTTGAAAGAAAGTGATATTGAATACTTATATATCCCACATAATAAATTAATAATTGAGGTAAAAAACAAATGAGTCATATAATCGTAACAGGCGGAGCCGGATTTATCGGAAGTAGAATAATAAAAGAATTGAATTCTAGAGGATGTAGAAATATTCTTTTAGTGGACGATTTATCAGACGCAACAAAAATTAATAATATTAAAGATTTAGATATTGAAGATTTTATCCCAAAGGATAAATTTATGGAGATATTTATGGTGCTTGCAGATAACGATTTAGTAGAGTCTGTATATCATATGGGAGCAGAAAGTTCTACCACTTGCACGGATGGTAATTACCTAATGTCTAACAATTATCAATATACTTGTAATATTGCAAACACGTGTATCCTACATAATATACCATTAGTATATGCATCTAGTGCTTCTGTATATGGAGATTCTGACGTGTTTGACGACTCATCTACGAATTATATTCCAAATAATATGTATGCATATTCTAAATTGCTGGCAGATAAATATAT